CAAATACACCATATCAAAAAAAAATGCTTGAAAAAAGAGCACAAGAAGAACAAGAAACATCATCGATTAATAGGTTAAATAATACTTTGTTAATAGATGATTTTTACGAAACAAATGAGTTAAATGGATTGACGGCAATTTACAACTATTTTCTTTCATCAGGAAAGTTTAAGGAATATTCGGATGATCAAAAGTTGAGAATAAAAGAAATCAGAAAAATTTTTAAAAATCAGATAGACCCATCCGCTGAACTTATACGTGAACTATCTCAAGAATTAAAAGAAATATCGTTATCAGTTGGGGGGGACATTTATGACTTTATGATTGTGTCCGGAATTTATTCAATTCTTACGGTGAAGTGTACAAACAAAAATTTTTACGGAGAAGAATATAAAGTTGGGACCGATGATGAATTTCATGATGAACTTAAAGAGTATTGGGAAGGTTACCTAAGAGATAATTTGATGTCATTAGATGAATCATTAATTTTACGTTATTTAGATGTGGATTCTATTAAACAAAATTTAAGAGATCAAATTGAAGATGAAATAAGAGAATACCCAGGGGAATGGGAATTGAAATATGAACTCGACCCATATCAACTTCAAAGGATCGATGAATTAAATGATGAAATATTTTTTCTTGAAATCGAGGAATCATTAATTACAAAAGGTGCTAAACCAGAATTAAAACTTTTAGAAAATTTTGGCAAAAAAGGTTTAGAATATATTGACGGAAATAACATAAAATTCAAAGTTGTTTTTGACCCATTCTTCAAAATTTATATTAATAATTCAGAAGTTGATAAAATTCCTGCTCCGGATCTAAAAGACATAGAATATTATGAAGATGACGACAGAAGTAAAAGACTTAATCTAATTGGATATCATATTGATAAATTAAATTCTGAAATTCAAGAAATAGAACTTAATCCGGAAGGTCCAATCGATGAATCGGATTTGTCTGATATAGTTGACCAGGAATTAGACAAAATTGATGACAACCCCATCCAAACTTTAAAAGATCGAGACCTTTGGGGTTATTCTGATTTGTCATATTTTTTAGAATTTGATGATATGGCAAGAGATTATGCCGCAGATAAAGACTATCATGTTCTTTCTTTGGATAATTATTATTTTGAATATAATGTCGACGGAGAGACATATATTGTAATAAGAGTTTCTGATTAAAATGCTTTAAAATATAAATTATTTTAGTTATATTTTAGGAAGTGATGTCAAAACAAGGAAAAATCGATTTTTTATTACCTACAGATTGGATGTTTGAAAAACCAATAGATTCTGAACACAAAGAATATAAATTACTTTCTTACTTTCAAAAAATGGGGGAGAAATTGGATAATCTTGAACTTTATCCTGGATTTATAGAACTATCATTACATCTAATTAATATTCAAACATTATATAAACAAAGAAAAATTATTTATACCGATAAAAAATTCACATCAATAGATGACGAACTTCTTTTAAAGGATTTGAAAATTAAGAATTTACCAGATCTTACACCAGTTGAATTTTCCGAACTTAACAAAATTTTACAATATTCCTCACCAATGATCACAGAATATTTCGAAATTGCAAAATCTATTTGGAGTGCTATTTTTGACTCAGTGGATGTTAAATTGAAAAAAAATAAAAAATTTATCAGATCCAACGACGGATTCTTTTTTTATAGGAATTTAGAAACAAACATGATTTACATCTGGAAATATAACATTAAAAAAGTAAGCAAAACATCAACCGAAACCAAAACCACAACAAAATTATTGTTCAAGGACCTTACTAACGATTTGACCATACCAAAAATTTTTCTTAATATTTTTGAAAAAAACCCAAAATTAAAAAAAGATTCACCAATTTTTGAAATGAAATCTAAAGGAGTTTTACCAATTGAGGAAACTTTGTTACCAATATTCAAAAGAAAGGTGATGTCTTACATTTTACAGACCATCCTTTTTGAAAAACAAAAAGAAGATAATTTAAATATATCAATTGATTAAAATACAAAAAATGAAAAATAAAAAAATTATTGAAGTGAATTTGGGTGTTGGGGCTGATCAACTATTTCCAGAAATTATTAAAATTTTGATTGAAGATGATTCTGTAAATGAAGAAAAAAAAACGGTTAAAAAAAGTAAAAAAACCAAAGAAGAAAAATTAAAATAGTAGAATGTTTGAAGAAAAAGAGATGGTCAATCACCCTGATCACTATCAATCTGGTAAAAATAATGAATACGAGGCAATCAAAGTTATTGATGCTTGGGATTTAGGATTTAGTTTAGGAAACACAGTAAAATATATATCACGTGCAGGAAAAAAAGGAAAAGACAAAGAACTTGAAGACCTCAGAAAGGCATTATGGTACCTCCAACACCACATCGAAACAATTGAAGAAAAAAACCGGAATCAATAAAGAGATAACTATCTGGGATGCTTTAACAACACCCAAAGAGTTGATGAGAGAAACTCTTATAAATTTCTCCTGGGGATTTCTAGGGAATTCAATTGTCGTGTTCGCTTCGAAAGAAATGGACTTACTGGTACTATTTAATTTTATACTATACTACATTTTCATTTCTTACATTGTGAATAGACAAAAATATGAGACCCTACTTGGAAAATTTATAGTTTTACCAGGATCAGCAGCCGCAGGAGCATTTGCCGGTTACAAATTGGCTCAACTTATATCAACTTTCGGTTGATTATTCTTCAATCAAGACAGAATCACCAACTCTAATGTCGTATTTTAAACAGTCACCACCAGGTATTTCTAAAACAATATCCCCGGTACCAGGATAATTTATACATTCACTTGGATTTTCTTCTCGACATGGAGGACAATTTGAGTAAATTTTTGAAATAACATGTCTATTACTTGAATTAGATGAATGGCTAATATAGATTATGTCCAATGGTATCACACAATTATACATCCAAAAACTGTGATTACCATAACCCATCATAAACATCATACCATCAAAAGTTGAATCGAATTTCTTGAGTTGCATACCTTCTTTAATGTCCTTGTCTGTCATCATGCATTTGACATTGTAAGAATTATTATTTATTATTACTTCCATACTTATAAATATAAAAAAATAATATTAAATGAAAAGATACTCAGGGATTATTGTTAGAAATGAAGACAAATATCTACTATGTAAAAGAAATTACGAGGGTAATCTTCCTGGAGTCTGGTCCGTACCTGGTGGTCACATGGAAGATAACGAAACTCCAGAAGAGTGTGCTAGAAGAGAATTTTTCGAAGAGACCAATTACAAAATTGATGGTAGATTGAATTTGGTTGGTTTTATTGAACACACAAATAATGAAGATGAAATGAAAGGTCTGATGTATGTTTACTTTTATGATTCTGATGATGAAATTAATCCGGATCTTAGAAATGCGAAAGATGGTGATGAACATTTGGTTTGTAATTATTTTTCATTTGATGATTTACCACTTGAAAAAAATGACCAACTCTACAAAATTATAAAAAAATTAAATTAAATTTTGTGAATCAAAGAATTATTTATACCTTTGTTCTTAATTACAAACAAACTGATAATTTTATTTATGAAAAAAGAATGTTTTAAAATCAGGATCATCAATCAACAAATGGGAGAATTACTTAACGATTCATTTGTTGATAGAGTGCAATTCAAGTTGTTTCTGAAGTTAGTAAACGCATCTTTAGAACTACAAAGTGATTTATCTTATTTCAATGGGGAAACTTTTTTGATCCATATCCCGTATATTATATTAAAAGATTCTGTTGTTTTAACATCTACGGAGATGATATCAACCAAAGATCAAGTAAGAAGTAAAATAGAAGCATTTGTAACAATTGAAAACAATGAAAAATAGTTTAATCTTAATTTTAATTGGTTTTATTTTATTTGCTTGTCAAAAAAATAATCCCCAACCAACACCTCCACCTTACGGTTACCCAATCGATTACAACGATTCAACGGTAGTTGGAGATGGACCATCAATTTCAAATCAAACCTGGATTCTAAGAAAGTACAGGGTTGGTGAATTTGGAACCCTAATTGATGTTAACGATACCATTCATTTTATAAATCACAACACCTATGACTATTTAGGGTACACAAATTCATATCATCTTTATCCCACTATGTCAACTTTGAATTTGAGTATATATTCTTTTTTATGGGGAGATATCTCTGGCACAGTTACAGAATCTATGATCAATTATGGAAATATACCTGGAGTGCCTTTTCATTGTATTACTCCTGGAAATACAAATTTTACTAACTATTATTTGTGGATTGAAAAAATATAATTATGGGTACTAATTTTTACAGAATCCCTTCGGTGAAGGATATGGAGGTTAAAAAAAATTTATTATTAACTAGAATACGTCAAATTAATGTAACTGCAGAGTCTATCTTCAAAAGATTTTCGATTGATAAAAACTCTAATACTTTAGAATATGTAACCCCATGGGATGAGTTTATTGATGGTCTTGAAATTCATTTAGGTAAAAGAAGTATGGGTTGGAAGTTTTTATGGAACTTTCACGATAAAAAATATTACACAAATAAAGAAGAACTGTTCGATTTTATCAAATCTGGTCGTATCATTAATGAATATGGTGAAGAAATTGATCCTAATGAATTTATTGAAATGGCACTTGATTGGTGTAAAGATGATGGGTGGGACACTCAAACTTATTATGAAGAGAATCCGTCCAGTAAAGTTTCATGGTTAGATAGTTATAGATATCACGACATTTATATTGATAATCTGAGGATATCATCATCGACAGACTTTAGTTAGTTTCCTTGTTTTATTAAACAAGGTGGTGGAGTCGGACCCAAAGGTCGACCTAAAATCGGGAAAATTTATTTTCCCTTTTTTTTGTTTTATAAAAAAATTTAATTACATTTGTAACCAATTTTTAATTTATGAACACTATCAAAGAAAAAACACTTGAAGTTAATTATGATGATGTATACAAATTTTTTGATACAGTCCACAGATTAATCTGTAATGATATGAAACTTGATTACGATCTTGGTAAAGATCTCTGTCAGGAAGGTTTTTTAAAGGCATTTATTAAAATGGAAACTTTAAAATGCTCAACAACATGTGAAAAAACCAAAGATTTGATAATTTTTACCTGGATCAAAACAATTGTAAAAAATACAATAATAGATTATTTCAGATCACCAAAAAATAATGGAAAAATCGAGTATAATCCTTTGTATCATGACCAGTTTTCCCAAACTGAACTTGATAATGAAGAAGATTTTTTATTCAAAGATAAGTTTACTAAAGACCAGTTAATGATTGCTGTCGAAATGTTGTCATATTCTCAAAAAATTTCATTTGAAAAATTTGTAATCGAGGAAAAATCCCATAAAGAAATTGCTCAAGAGTTAGGAATTTCCGAAGGAACCTCTAAATCTAATTTTTTTAAAGCCAAAAACAATATTATTAAGAATTTGAAAAGGGTCATATGAAAGTAATATTTTTAGATCATGATGGGGTCATATGTCTCTCAAACAATTGGGGTGGACGAACAAAGAAATGGGCGAAATACCGAAGTGCAAATCCTGACAGTAGTAATGAGAAAAAAGACGCTCCTGTATCTGTAAGATTTGATGACTTTGATAAAAAAGCGATTAAGATCCTTAATGAAATTATTGAACAAACGGGATGTGAGATTGTGGTAAGTTCTGATTGGAGACTTCACGCGACCTTAGAGGAACTTGGTGACTACTACATCAGTCAAGGTATTATTAAACGACCCGTTGCCGTCACTGATATATTCCAAGACATTTTTCCAAAAGAATGGAATGCATTTAGATTTCGTGCCGATTTAGAATTAGAAAGAAGTATGGAAATTAATCATTGGTTAGAAAATCATCCTGAGGTGACTCATTGGGTTGCTGTTGACGATTTGAATATGAGTTCTGAGTTTTTATCAAAATACTTTTCAGATGGTGAATCAGATAAAAATCCTGGTCTATCTAATTTTGTTCTAACGCCAAAATCAAGTGAAGGAATCAAACAATGTGGTATTAAAGAAAAAATAATTAAATATTTGAAAAATGAGTGACGAGTTCAAAAATCTTAAAGTCGGAGACAGAGTAAAAACTAAATTATCTGGAATGGCAACCGTAATAGAAGTTGGTTGTTATAGTGGATATATGGTAAAATTAATGTGCGACAATCCAAGGTGGTGTTGTCCGTATTTTTATGAAAAAGAATTAGAATTAATATGAATACAAAAGAAATAGGTAAAACTTTACTTTTATTGTATTTACTTTATAATATATAAATGGGAAAACTAGTTATATTATTATCATTTTTATTTTTTAGTCTTACCGGATCTAAAAAAATATACACAGGAACCGCATCTTATTACGGTAAAAACTACACAGGTAGATTAACGGCATCTGGAGAAAGATTTCATAAAGACAGTCTAACCGCAGCACACAAGACATTTAAATTTGGAACCATTGTTAAAGTTACAAACCTTATTAATGATTCCGTTAGATTTGTAAAAATTAACGACAGACTACCAAAGTCATCTAACTTTATTATTGATTTATCTTATGGTACTGCAAAACAACTTAACTTTATTAGTAGAGGAATTATTCCTGTAACTCTTGAGATTGTAGACACCGTACCAATCAAAAAATAATTTGTTTTATTAAAAAACATTTCTTAACTTTGTAGGGTGAAAAAACCTTGCAAAGAATGTCCCCATCTTATTCGTAATCGTCATAACGATATGATTGTGGAGTTCGGTAAAAGAACCGGAAAGAAACACAACTGTCATATGACGGAAGGAAAAAAAGATTTGTGGAATGTAACTGATAAAAAATTGGAGTGTTATGGAAGTAGAAATGACAAGAGATAAAAACGGAAGGGACATCAAAGTAGGTGACTATGTTAAGGTGGTTAATAGAATTACAGGATTGGTGGAAGATTATGGTATGATTACCAAAATTGAAGGTAATTATATTCATCTTGGTAATGGTAAGAATATTGACGGAATGGTAATTAGTGATGTTTATTTTAGAGACGAAGTAATTAAATCATGAAGGGAGAAGTAAAAACTAAATTTGGAACATATACAATGGAAACAAGAAACAGTACAAAAATAAGTACAGATAAACTCGGAGTGTTTATTGAAAGATTAAAAAAAATTGGAATTGATGTGAAACTATCAGGAAACTTTCCTTGGGTTTATATCGACGAAATCTGTGGTATAAGAGTAACTGAAAGGTTTGCAGCAAATCACGGGTTTACTGTGATGTTTCTTCCAGGAAGAAATGACTCACCACCATCTGACTTTACAGATATTGCAGAGATATTCAAGTTAATTAGAAAATACACAAACAAAATAAAATGAAAAAAATATATTTAGATGACGTTAGAACACCGGTTGATAATGATTGGATTGTAGTTCGATCTTACGACGAGTTTGTTGAAAAAATAAATGAGATCGGTTTAGAAAATATTGAACTTATCTCTTTGGATCACGACTTGGGTGCTAGTGCAATTGATGAATGGAAAAAAAATGTTTATACAAATTACACAATCAACTACGATAACATCACCGAAAAGACCGGTATGGATTGTGTTAAGTGGTTGGTTAATGAGTGGATGAATGGAAAACGTGTTGTTGATGTTGTGGTTCATTCACACAACGCAATTGGAAGTGGGAATATGATGGGTTATATTAATAACTACCGACACATCAATCGTTTGAAACAAAATTGTGTTAGACTTGAGTGGGATTATACAATAGAAAAAATATAAAAAATGGATTTAACTAAACTAACAATGGACGAACTTATTTCTTTAAGAAATAAAATTGAAGGACTTATTTATTCATATGAAGATGGATATTTGTATATCTGTTCTGTCCGTCAGTTTGGTAGTGTTTGGGAAGAAAGACCATCCAGTTTATATTCATTAAAAGAACTTTGTGATTCTTATTACGGCGACAATGGAATTGTTGATGTTTATACAAATAACCCAAATTTAGAATTTCCTGAAATGGAGTTCTACAATTATGGTGATGTTATGTATATCAAATCAGAAGATGATTATAGGGAGTGGATTAAACACACTAAGACTAAAAATCTTATTGAAGATGTAACACAACGACTTGATGAGTGGGACAAAAGTAAAAATTTACCATTTAAGTATCGTCCTTCTTTCGCTCCACATTGGACAAGAGAAGATGTTAGTGAATGGATTCAGGAGTTTGAAAATACCAAGTGGGATTTTGTTGAACCAAGGTCAATGAAGAAAGAATATTCTGAAGAAGATAATGACGAACATAAAAAATAATAAAAATGAAAAAATTTAGATTACCAAGAAAGACAAAAAAGAAATTGAAAAAAGATTTTTTTACTTATCCAAAAAGTGAAAAAGACACATACTTAGTTGCTTGGCCATATAAATATGAAGAAGATTATATTGCATATAAAAAAGGATTGTTAAGAGGTTTAAAAGAAGAATTGAGGAAGAGTTATAAAAAAAATAATAAAAATTAAAATTTATGGGATTAAAAAAAGTCAAATTAGAAAATAAAAATTTGGATTTGTCGCTTATCGACATGTTACAATATTATGATATTAGTAAGACAAAAAAATACACCCAGTTTTTGGTTAAAATGTTTAAAGAACTAATTCAGAATGATCTTCACCTGACACAACAATACAGGAAAAATGGTTTAGACAATGATGAAAAAATGGATACATTAGTTGATAGAAATTCTTTTGAGGGATTTCTCACACATAAACTTGTCGTTGAAAATTTTATTGGATATCAAAAAATTAAATTGTATATGACTTTCTGTGAATTAATGGAAAGAGGGCTTGTAGAAATCAAAGACATCTCAACTTACGACTCCTGGGAAATGGTTGAAAATCAAGTATATTTGGCACTCAACAAAGACAACTTAAAAAAAGCAAAGAAAGAAATAAAAATTATTTATGAAGATTCATGTTATTTGGTTTTCAAACCATTGACTTATTTAGCATCTTGTACTTACGGATATCAAACTAAATGGTGCACATCTATGATTAATTCTCCAGACTATTTTTATGACCATTCTTCAAAAGGAGTTTTAATCTATGTTATAAATAAAAATACAAATGAAAAATATGGGTTTTTTTATGAGATCATGGGACTTCTTGATGTTTTTGATGTAAATAAACATCGATATCTTTTTAAAGTTTTTGATAATGAAGATAGACAAGTCGACACATTTCAGACAAATATTCCTCATAATATTTTGTCCTTAATTTATACTGACATCCAAAATAGTCCAGAAAATTGGAAATTTTTTTCAAAGGTAGAGTTAAAACAAATGGCTAAGCATGTTAGTATACCCTCTGTTGATCAACCAGTAACAATTCCTTTAAATATTCAATTTGAAGAACCAGGATCAACACCTTTATTCTAAAACAGAATTCAAAAACTAAATCATTTTTTAAGTTAATTCAGATGGATAAAAAAGAACTTTACGTAAGATTTGCAAATGAAAGTACTTATTATACGAAGATTAAACTGGATTTGAAAAAAGTTAAAAATATTAGAATCTTTAAAGATGAGGTTTTTTTTACAATTGACAATATTACAGTTGCTACCAGTAGAGATGACTGGGATAAATTAAAATAAAAAAATATGAAAAAATTAATTTTAATAATTTTTGTGTTGGTGTTATCTTCATGTAAAACCACAAAAAAAACTAATTGTGATGCTTACGGATCTTTGCCAAATTCAAAAATAGACACTACAAATTTCGAAATTATAAATAATTTTAAGTTGAATTAATCCTTCTTTTTTAATTATTTTATCATATTTTTAAATAAAATACTTTATGAAAGAAAGAGTAAAATTAATAATCCTTGATGAAAAACCTTATGTGGTTTCAGGTGATGAAATTAAACTTGGCGATGAAGTCATTATTACAGTTAATGGACAATACCCATCTAAAGTTTCTTGTGAAAATCAACCGCTCCTGGATTTAATTAAAAACAATCAATTGAAACAAAACAGGGCATTTAAAATTTTTCTACATCCAGAACAAGTCACCTTCAACAACGAAGAGTTAGAAAAAATTTTAGAAAACGATGGTATTTTCGAAATAGAAATCGAAAATAACCAGATAAAATATTACATCTGATTCTTCATCTATGAATAAATCTAAAGTCAAAGTTTTAACCCCAAACGGAATTGGAGAAATTCAAGAAATGTACACCAATGATAAAAATGAGTTAATTATTGAATTTTTGTTCAAAGATCTAATTACGATCACTTATAATCTTGGTAAGTTTGACACTCATGAAAATATTCTTACCAAAAAAATTAATAAATTGGAAAATAAAAATTAATGGATTCATTAGATCTGCATGGTACTCGTCACTTGGATGTCTCAAACAAAATTGATCAATTTTTGTGGGAGTCTATGAAAAAAAATAAAAAAGAAGTTCATATTATTACAGGACATAGTCAAATAATGAAAAATCTAGTAAAAAATACACTTCACGATTATAATATGAATTATGAAGTTGATTCTATCAATCCAGGTATCTTATTAGTAAAACTCTAAACTATGAAAAAAAAACAATCACAAATAGATGTTCCAGAACCTGAAAAACAAGTAATTGAAACTCCCCATGAAAATTATGAAATAGTTGCTGAAGGATTTTCATTAACATTTTCACAATCCACAAATTTATGTGAGAGACAAAGTTTAATGAATGTTTTAAAAATCTCGACCGACACATGTCATACAGGACCAAAATTCTGGATTCAAACAGAAAAATGGGACTTTGATGATATTGAAGAATTGATTGAAATTTTAAAAGTTTTTGATAGAAAATATAAACTAATGTTTGGGGACCAAAACTAATTAATTTTTATGAGAATTGGAATTACTTGCTCTTGTTTTGATTTATTACATGCTGGACATATTTTAATGCTCCAGGAATGTAAGGAGGTTTGTGATTTTTTATACGTTGCGTTTCAAACTGACCCTACATCTGATAGACCAGAAAAAAATAAACCGGTACAATCTGTTTTAGAAAGGTTCATACAACTTAAAGGATGTAAGTTTGTGGATGAAATAATTCCATATGAAAATGAAAAAGATTTGGAAAATATTTTTAAATCATTTAATTTTGACGTGAGAATCATCGGTGAAGATTATAAGAACAAAGATTTCACGGGAAGACAAATTTGTTTAGAACGAGGTATAGAGATCTACTATAATAAAAGATCCCACGATTTCTCAACTTCAAACCTTAGAAAAAAAATTGAAAATGGAAAAAAGAATTAAGAGTTTCAGTAATATCCAAGACTGGATTGAAAAAGTAATCGAGTCATGTCAAACATTTGAACACACCCAAACTACCAAAAATTTAATTTACAATTTCCAAAAACAAATTATGGAAAAAATCAATGATCATAACTCAATGATTAGTATTACACAACCTTTATTGTTAAAATTGGAAAAAAAAGAAGAACTAATTTATTTTTCAAACTTAAATTAGTTTTTTACGAAAAAAATTTGATTAATCTAAATATATGTTTTACATTTGTAAAAAAAAGTTAGTCAGGAGTGTAAAGAGACATGGTGTTGAATCCATCTGTTATAGATGGTTGCTCATTGTAGGTTCGAATCCTATCCTGACTTCAACTAAGGAAGCAATATGAGAGTCCTGAATTGTACACAAAATATCCGTATTGACATCTCGGAAAGACGAGAAAATAGTCAGGTGGCGTTATTGGAGTACGCATCGTAAATGAGGATTACAGGTTCGAATCCTGTCCTGACTGCTAAATTAACTTGGTCCCGTGGTTGAATGGTTACAATTCCACCCTGTCACGGTGCGAGATACGGGTTCGAATCCCGTCGGGACCGCAAAACTTATTAAAATTAAAAAATATGAAAACTTTTGAAGATTTAGAATTTGAACAATTAAATGACGAACCATTTATGGTTGGTAAAAAAGGTCGTATGCAATTTGACAACGGCTTTGGTGTATCTGTTGTATCACACACTCATTCATACGGAGGTCGTGATGGACTTTATGAAGTGGCCGTTTTAGATAAAGATGGTCTTTTGACTTATGAGACTCCTGTGACAAGTGACGTAATTGGTTACTTGAGTGAAGAAGATGTAACTGATGTCATGAAAAAAGTTCAAGAACTTTAAAAATAAATTTTATGTACGGGATTTGTTTACAATGTAATAATAAATTTTCCTACTTACCCAGTCAATCCCATGGTAAGTTTTGTTCAAACCGATGTCAAGGAGACCACCATCTCGATAAAAGATTTCAAACAGGGACCACCTGGAATAATGCAATGTCAAAGTATGTTAAACGAATCAGAGGCAACACTTGCGAAAGTTGTGGAATAAGTGATTGGAATAAAAAACCTTTAACATTTCAGGTTGACCATGTTGACGGAAATCGAAAAAACAATAATTTTTATAATTTAAAAGTCTTGTGTCCGAATTGTCATTCACAGACAGAAACATTTGGTCATAAAAACGTGACCAAAGAGGGTAAAAATAAATTTATAGAGTTAATCAATAAAAATAGAAAACCAAAAAAAATAAAACTCTGATGGATTACACAAATTACAAAATATTAAAATATTATTATTCACATGGAGTTGCTGAAATGTCGGAACTTCTATGGGATAAAATGACCCCAGAAGAATCAAAATGGGCCATAGTATTAACGATGACTGGAATAAATGATACCGGAGGAGATGATAATAGATCCTGGGATATTTTTTTTCTTGAAGATAAACTAAAAGAAAAAATTGAAAGTGTATTAAATAAGTATAATATTAAATTTACTATTAAAGACATAACCGACCAGTTACTATCGAATAATAATGAAATTACGGAAAATTTGATAAGTAAGTTAAACAAACATCTTACTGAGAATTTAACCGTTAATTCTGTTTTGGATAAAATCATAGACCAGGGAATTAAAAGTCTCTCAGTGTTTGAAAAGTATTATTTAGAAAACAAAACCGAAGAATAATTTTATGGGAATCTTTGATAAAGATTATTTATTGATCAAATCACAAACTACGGGATTTTCTTCCCCAGCAGAAACATATGTTGATAAAAGATTGGACTTAAATGAATTGATAGTGGATGATTCATATTCCACATTCTATTTCAGATATTCTGGACCAAACATTGAAGATATCAAACCCGGTGATACTTTAGTTATCGATAGAAATAAAAAATTAAAAACAGGTGACTTGATTATTATTGTTGAAGATGGGGTTTTTAAAATAAAACGTTATGAGGATCAAATTAATATATGGGGGAAAATAACATGGATCTTAAAAAAAGTGTAAAAGTAATTGGTATTGTGGATTGCAATAATTTTTATTGCTCATGTGAAAGATTGTTTAATCCAGAATCGGTCGGTAAACCAACAGTTGTTTTATCAAATAATGATGGGGCAATAATTGCCCGATCACAAGAAGCAAAAGATTTAGGAATTAAAATGGGGGAACCATTTTTTAAATCTAAAGAATTCATGGAAGAACACAAATTCTGTGTTTATTCTTCAAACTATAACCTTTATGGGGATCTTTCTGACCGGGTAATGAAAGTTATTTCTGAGTTTGTTACCAATATTGAAGTGTATTCAATTGATGAAGCATTCATAGACCTATCTCATATACCTTCTAAAAAATTGAATCAAACCTTAATAAAAATCAAGGATGAGGTTCTAAGACGGGTTGGAATACCAGTGTCTATTGGTGTTGGACCAAATAAAACATTGGCAAAATTGACCTCATACATGGCAAAAAAACAACCAAACTATGATGGAATATGTTCTTACTGGAGTTTGAAAAATTTTAAATCAATTTCATACAAAATTGATATTAACGAAGTTTGGGGTGTTGGAAGAAAATGGACAAAAAAATTGAAAAATCTTGGTATTGAAAGTATTGGTCAATTCATAGACACTAATGAAAACTTAGTAAAAAAGTTGATGAATATTAATGGTGTGAGAACTAAATTAGAATTACAAGAATTTTATTGTTTTCAGATCCAAGAAAAAACTAAGTTGAAAAAAAATATTGCATCCACCAGATCATTTGGAAAAGATGTTGATGATTTTAGTCAGTTGTCTGAGGCTATGTTTAGTTATATAGAAACGGGGACTAAAAAATTAAAACAAAATAAAGTATTAAGTAAAAAAGTCACAATTTTTGTTAGTGGTAATTACCATAAGGGAAACAAGTACCATTATTCAAAAACAATTTCTTTAAATACACCAACTCGAGATAATCAATTAATCTGGTCGCAAATATATAAATCATTTAAAGAGTTGTGTGAACAAAACAAACAATATAAAAAGTGTGGAATAATCTTTAATGATTTAACTCCAGACAATGTCATACAAAAGTCTTTATTTGATGAAGTTTTTGAAACTCAATCAGTACCAAACAATCCAGTTAAAAATTGGCACATGAGACAAGAGTTTCTTACACAAAAATATACCACATCCTGGGACGATTTACCTGAAGTTTTTTCTTAATAGTCTAGTCAATATTGAGGATCTTCCAGTTCCCTTTTTTATCCTCGACTAAACAAGTTGAGTTTTCACAAAAATCACCAGAATTCATGTAATCAATTTCTAATTTCGGTTGGTGAATATGTCCGCAAACTGCGACATCAAATCCTTTTTCCTTGGTTAATCCTTTGGCACCAGACTCAAAATCAGAAACAAAATTTATTGCACCCTTAACTGATTGTTTAATATCATTTGCTAGAGAATGATAGTTCAAGTTCAATAACTTTCTAATCTTATTATAAAGAGTATTCAAACGAATGACAAAATCATAAGACCATCCACCAATTACTGCCAACCATCGGGCTTTCATTATAACAAAATCCAAAACATCTCCATGAAAACAATAATAATTTCTACAATCAATCCCAACGTGATTATACATTCTTACAATTTCAATATTGTTTAATTTAAAAGGTATAAAATCTTTTAAAAAATCATCATGATTTCCCCGAATATAAATTACTTGTGTTTTGTTTTCTGAGAGTTTGATAATTTTTCTAATTATTTTAGTGCAATCGTTATTCCATTTTCCACCACTTCTGATTGCCCATCCGTCAATTATATCACCGTTTAAAATTAACTTCTCAGTTTCATTCTCATTAAAAAATTTCAAAATTTTATCTGTTTGAGATTGTCTGGATCCTAAATGTAAATCACTCATGATCACGGTTTTCCATTTTTTCATTTATCTTTAACTACTTTAAAAAGGGCTTTTTCGATCGAAAATCCGTTGTTTATGAAATATTTCAAACTATCAACATTACAATGGGCATAAATGGTTTTATTAGTTTCATGAATTTTTGAATCCCTATAATTCCAGAGTAATTTATAGATCCCTCTATTTCTATAATCTTCCAAAACATAGGCGTGACATAAATAAATTACAGAATCATGTTCTACATAAGAAACAATACCAACTAATTTTTCTTTAATGAAACATCCATAATATGTTGCATATTCATCTAATAAATCAGGTTTGATTTCTTTAAAATTTTCATAAACTTCTTTATAAGGTACTTTTGTTATTTCCATTACCAGTAATTTTTATCTTCAGTGAAATAAGACTTGTTTTTGTGATTGAAAAAAGAACCTAAAAATAATTTGACCATATAGAATACACCTTTGTTCTCAAATCTTCTAGGAGGAGTAAATACAATATTATTTATTCTACCGAACTTTTTTGGTTTAATTTGTTTTGAAAAATGATAATCTTCCGCAACTTTTATGTCGGAATCAAATCCACCGAGAGATTTAAATGTTTCAGACCTAATCATCATAAAGCCACCCAAACAAAAAGGTGTGGACCATTTGGACACCAATTGTAGAAAATCGAACAAACGGTAAATATAATTGTATTTACCGTTATCACTTCTAAACTTTGTGGTTACTAAATCTAATTTTTGTCTATGTATTCTTAAAAATGCTCTTTTAATTATTTTTGGGTCCAATAAAAACACATCGGAGTCAACAAATAAAACATATGGTGTCTCAACAAGTTTGAATCCGTTGTTTCTTGCAACCGCAGGTAATCCACCATCCATCAAATAAAGGTCAAACTTATCTGAGTTAATTTCTAACCTTTCGATTATATCAAATTTAGTTATACCATCATCTGAAGAGTCGCAAACTACAACTTTAACTCCCCAAATATCTGACTGATAATTCAAAAGGTCCAAAGTTTTTTGAATTATACTTTTTTCATTTTTACATGGAATAACAATTGTTAAAAAATTTTTTATTTCCATTTGTTTGTTTTATAGTTTAAATATAGGTATTTTTGTCAAATGATTCAAGAGAAACTCACAAACATTCCCCAGTCAAGCGGTTGTTACCTTTTCAAAAACGAGAAAGGTCAGATCATCTATGTGGGTAAGTCAAAGTTTTTACCTAAACGAGTAAAATCTTACTTTCAAAAAAATCACAAAGATCAAAAGACTATTTTTCTTGTGAATGAAATCCGTGATGTTGAGTTCATGAGTACTAACGATGAGTCTCAAGCACTTTTGTTGGAGGATGAACTTATCAAGTCTTTGAAACCAAAATACAATATCAAAGCAAAAGACGACAGATCTCGTCGTTGGTTTATTACTTTGACCGATGAGGACTTTCCAAGACTTTTGGTTTGTAATCCTTCTAACTTTTCAGGTGAGGTTCTTTTGGAGTCCACAAGTTCCAACTCTTGTTATGAGATCTATGAAATGGTTCATGATATTTTTGATCTTCGTTCTTGTTCTTACAACTTAACTGAAGAAAACATTTCAAACGAAAAGTTCAAAACCTGTTTGGAGTTTCATCTTGGTCGTTGTAATGCTCCTTGTGTTTCAAATATTATGAAGTTCTCCTACAAGAAGATTGTAAGTGAGATGAAAGAATTATTTTCTTTTGAGTTTGACAAGGTTCGTAGTCGTTTGAAAAAATCTATGAAAAACTTTTCTGAATCTATGGAGTTTGAAAAAGCAAATGACTTCAAATCTAAAATCGCTGTGGTTGATTCACTTGAAAAGAAACTTGATCCTTTTCGTGTTAGAAAGTATAATGATGTTGCCCGTCAATTCAAAGAGTCTTTGGGTCTAATCAATGTTCCTACTTTAATTGAGGCGTTTGATAATTCCCACACTGCCGGTGATTGTCAGGTATCTGCTCTTGTTCGTTACAAGAATGGTAAAACTGATAAGTCAAACTATCGTAAGTTCAATATCAAAACTGTTGAAGGTCCAGATGATTACGCATCTTTCTATGAGGTTTTGAATCGTCGTTTTACAAGACTTTTAAGTGAAAAACAAGAGTTACCTTCACTTGTTGTCATTGATGGTGGTAAAGGTCAGTTGGGTGTTGCAAAACAAGTATTCGAATCTCTTGGTTTGTTATCTCGTATTGATTTGATTTCTATTTCTAAAAACGACAAACACCAGTCTCAAACAATTCACCTGACTAATGGATCATCAGTTGACATTCCACGAAATGAATTTGGGTATCTACTTGCTGAAATTCAAAACGAAGTTCACCGGTTTGTACTATCATTCCATAGAAATAAAAAATTAAAAAAATTATTCAGTTGAGAAAGTATCTAATAATTTCCTTTTCGGCCTTTTTACTTGAACTGGGATCCACTTTTTATATAAGTTTTGTTTCTGATCAAAATTTATTTGGTATGATGTTTTTTGCATTTATAGGACCCTTTTTAAGTTTACCTTTCGTTGGATTTATGATTGATGCGAAAAACTGGAAACAAAGAATTTTATTGTCATTTTCTTCTGCATGTGGTTACTTAATTGGATCTTTCACATCTTATTTATTTATTAAAATTTTTTGATTATAATTTCAATATGAATGAAAATAAAATACCTTACCTTTCGGACGACGTTAATAAGGGTCCTGATGGTGCGTTTGAAGATAAAAATGTAAAAAATAATTATATCGGTTCGGAAGGATTTTACCACGACGATGAAGAAATTTCAATTTGGGAAAACACTTTAAGAGATGGGCTTGAAGAAATTGAAGTATATGAAACAATTCAAAAAATAAGAAATTACTACAATGGTCATCATAATATTGATGGTCGACCACCATCCAAAAAAAATTTCAACGAGTTTCTTGATTCTTTGGATAAAAATTTGTAATTTTGATATTATGGGAAAAATAATAATAGAATTTGATTCTGTAGAAGAATCACAAGACGCAAGAACCGCACTGGATGGTTACAAATGGAAATTAGCCATGTGGGATTTAGATCAAACGCTAAGATCAACTGTAAAACATGGGCAAAAATTCAATGGAACAGGTGAAGCATCTAGTGAAGAAGTCGAAATTTGTGACAAATTAAGAGAACAAATCAGAACTATTCTGGATGATTATGGTCTCAATATGAATGATTAAAAAGAAATAATATGAAACAGACAGCAGTAGAAACTCTCATTGAAATATATTACGGCAATGAGGGTCAATTAACAATTAAAGATTTAGAACAAGCAAAAGCAATGGAGGAAAAAAACCTAAAAGATTCATTTGTAGCAGGTGCAGGTATGGAACAAGATGTTCAAAAAGAAAAACCAACACCGTTAATTTCATCAGATGTCAATGAAGTGAAAATTGTGGTGTCAAAAGCAACGGAAGAAGAAAGAGATAAATTAATTAAACATATTGTGGGTCTAATAAAAAATGATGAAGAAAAGTTTGATGATGTTGATTTTTTAGAAGAAATTAAAATATACAATTATTTAGACGATTCAATAATTTCTATGAATAAGATTCAGTTAATAAAAGAAAAAAAAGTTACAACAATTTTTAATTTTATGCAAATGAATGAAAATAACTACTTTAAAGAAAACGACCCAAAAAAATTAACTTGTATGCTCTTTAATAATGAAACTTGGCTAATGGATGGAAATAATTTTATAGATATTTCACAAGATGATTTGATTGATATTTTGTAGTACAAAAAAATAAAAATAAATAAGATGAAACAAACAGCAGTAGAGTGGTTGGTTGAGCAGTATAAAAAAGTTGGTGGAATATCAATAAGTATGTCTAAACAAGCCAAAGAAATGGAGAAAGAGCAGATAGTTACAACATGGAACACAGCCCATCAGGCAGGTAGGTTTGAAGGTAAAGGTATTGCTGAAGAAAATTGGCAGACATTTGAATCATATTGGAAAGAAATCTTTAAATCAGAATAAGATGACAGAAAGAGAAATACAATTACTTGGTTTTGAAAAAAACTATATGGATGAAGATGATGATTACTATTACTTTTTGGATATTGCTAGTGGTTTAGGTTTTATATCCTGCACAGGTTTTGAAGGACAAAACAACGGTTGGTATGTTGAGGTCTTCAATACAGAACCATCAATTAGATTTAATAGTTTTGGTGAACTACAGGGATTGATTAATCAACTTTCAAATGCGATAGTGAAATGAGTGATCTTAATAAGACATATCCTAAACCCGGTGAAAAATACCAACATTACAAAGGTGGTCAATATGAAGTTATTTGCATGTGTAATCATACAGAAACTAATGAACCACTTGTAATTTACAAATCACTTTCATTTGGTTCACAATACGCAAGACCATTTTCCGAGTGGAATGATCAAGTCGATACTCAAGACTACGGAGTTGAAGAAACTCCAATTTTTAGATTTAAAAAAATAGAACAATAATGAATTCACTCGATAAACAATACCAAGATTTACTCCAAGACATTTTGGATAATGGAGTAAAAAAAGAAACTAGAAATGGAGGAACCAAATCTATTTTTGGTTATACAATCCGTCATAATATGAGTGAAGGGTTTCCTGTATTAACAACCAAAAAAATGGCGTGGAAGACGATGGTAACCGAACTTCTCTGGTTCCTTCGTGGTGATAGTGATATTAGATTTCTTTGGGAAAACAATTGTACAATTTGGGATGGTGATTGGGAAAAACATTATAAAACAACTTGTTCTAAACCATATACACTTGAAGAAGTTAAACAAAAGGTAAAAGATGGTAACCATAACTTTCACGATTCAATGTTTGATATGGGCCCTATCTATGGTAAGCAATGGAGACAATGGAGTGCAGGTTCTTTAGAAGATAAACATGGTTTTGGTAAAATAGACCAAATCACAAACCTAATCAACGACCTTAAAACAAATCCTGATTCAAGACGACTAATGGTTTCGGCGTGGAATCCTGCGGATTTAGAAGCGTCCGTTCTTCCACCTTGTCATTATGGATTTCAAGTTTATACAAGAGAGTTGAGTTTAGAAGAAAGAAGATCATTAGTCAGTCAAGAAGTGTTTAATAAAATCTATAATGGGGGAGGACCTGACACTTTATCTCATTCTGAAATTAATCAATGGAATATCCCAACCAGAGCAATCTCTTTAATGTATAATTGCAGAAGCCAGGACGTACCATTAGGAACACCATTCAATTTAGCGTCTTATGGATTACTTCTAATTATATTGGCGAAAGAAGTTAATATGGTTCCTGAAGAATTGATTTCAAATATGGGAGATTGTCACATATACCTAAATCAAATTGATGGTGTGAAAGAACAATTAACAAGAGAACCATTTGAGTTACCAACTCTTAATCCGTTCCCAAATTATGAAGGGTCAAGACCATCCATAGAATCTTATGTTATTAGTGATTTTACACTTAAAAATTACCAATCACACCCAAGTATAAAAATACCACTCTCAAATTAAAATTATGAACCAACAAAACGATTGGAATGACCCACAATTATCAGATGGTGATTTCCCACAACAAAACAAAACAAAATTCCAAGTAGGAGACAAGGCAATTAAAGTTAAAGGATATAAGTTTCCTTGCACCATCGTATCAGTATTTCAAACCGTAGAAGGTAATGTTCGAGTAGTAGGTGAGATGGACGAATACGGACTTCTTCACATATTCAACGAAGATCAATTAGAAAAGGTATGAAGTTTATAAAATACCTACTACTATGGATTTCTGGTAATCTTTCCATACCATTTTGGATGGTTGGGCATGTACATCTAACAATGAACGTCTATCAAGATATACAAGAGATTATTGCATCATTCATTATGAATATATTAGTTGGTGTTGGTTTTTATATTAGTTGGATGGATTATAAAAAAGAAAATAAATAAAAAAAAATGAAAGAAAAAGAAATTAAAACAGAAAAAGTAGAAAAGAAAAAAGTTTATCGTAGACCCAAAAGAACTGATAAAGATATTAAAGTAATTGATACAAATGATGAAATTAATGAAATGTTTATGCGTTCCGGAGAAGTTATCCAGAATGTAATAAAAAAACCCAAACAAATTGGTTATTATCGAGTTGGAAGAGGGTTTAATATTTTTTTTGAAAAAAAACCAAATGGTTTGAGAAGATTTTTTACCAAAGTATTATTGGGTTGGGAGTGGATTGATCAAAAATAATGTACTCTTATATTTATCAATAAAAATAAGATGAAAGTATTAAAATTAGGATCAAAAGGTAAAGAGGTAGAAGACCTCCAAAGGTATTTAAAAATTACAGTAGATGGTGATTTTGGACCAAAAACTGAAGAATCGGTTAAAAAATTTCAGAAAGAAAATAAATTAACTGTAGATGGTGTTGTTGGTGAAAAAACCTGGAATGTAATGGGATTTGGTATTACCACAGACCTGTCCGAAACAATAACCACAACCCCAAAATTAATTATTGACCAAAAGTACATGGATAAAGACGAATATCTGAAAGGTCCAACCAAAAAAGAATATTTGTTTTTACATCATACCGCAGGTGGTAATAACCCATACCAAGTTATAACCATGTGGAACAACGACACAAGAGGAAGAGTTGGAACTGAATTTGTATTAGGAGGACAATCAGTTTTTAATGGAAACACAACTTACGATGGAACAATAGTTCAAGCATTTCCTGAAGGTTGTTATGGATGGCATTTGGGTGAAAATGGTTCCCAATATATGCACACAAATTCTGTTGGTATTGAAACTTGTAACTTTGGACCAATCAAAAATGGTTTAACTTACACCGGACAAAAGGCTGATCCTAAACAGGTAGTCGAATTAAAAAAATCATTCAGAGGTTATAAAACTTGGCATCGATATTCTGACAAACAAATTTTAGTATTGAAAGATCTTATTTTATATATTGCAAACAGAGACGGTATTGATATTCGTAAAGGATTAATTTCTGAAATAAAGTCAAAAGGAGTTGATGCTTTTGAATTTAACAGTGATGCATATTATGGTAAAATAAAAGGTATGTGGACACATACCAATACAAGAAAAGACAAGTCTGACATGTTTCCACAGCAAGAACTGATAGACATGTTGCTTAGTTTATAAAAATTTTGTTTTTTATTCCCAGTGACTCTTTGAAATAATATTTTTTTTTCTTAAATTTGTATAAACGATTAACTACGTTTTAATTAAGATATGAAAAAAATATTTGAATTCTTAACATTTTTAGAAAATGAAAGAATAAAAACAATGATTCACTGTGGAAGAGGAAACTATTAAATCAAAAAAACCCGATAACGTTTCTGATAATCCAGGTATTCTTCCATACGGAAGTAATGTTGGGGCACCATCAATTGTTGTTAATGATATACAACATTGGAAAGAACCTAGGGTAATTTCTGTAAATCAACAGTTTGAGGATAAATTTTTGGAACTGAAAAAAGAGTATGAGAAGTTAATCGAAGAATATAGATGGAATGATTTGGTTTATAAAGCAAAGTTTAGTTTCGAACCAGTCATTGGTAAAGTTTATCATTTGTACTATAATAAAAAAGGTATAATATTTCTTTCACTTATTTCACCTAGTGAATGGAAATTAGAACATATTGGATCTTTCAAATATAATCACGACAATAAATGGATAAAAATAAATTAAAATGAAAATCTCAATTATATCTGATACACACAATCACCACAAAAGAATTACAGATGATTTACCGGGTGGGAATTTATTACTTCATGCGGGTGACATAAGTTCCATGGGTTATGAACATGAAATAACAGAATTTGCTAAATGGCTTGACAGGTTAAACAGTTATGATCATAAAGTATTTATTGCTGGTAACCACGACTGGGGATTTCAAAATAACGTAGAGAAAATCAAAGGAATACTTACTGGGTATAAAACCGTTGAGTATATTCAAGATGAATTGATTACCATACAAGATGGTGATGGACCTGAAGTTAAAATTTGGGGAAGCCCTTGGCAACCTGAGTTTTATAATTGGGCGTTTAACTTACCAAAAAATGGTGAGGAGTTAAAAACAAAATGGGATATGATACCTGAAGATATTGATATCTTGATCACTCACGGTCCTGCTTGGGGATTCTTAGATGATGTTGAAGGTCGTAGAGGGGAACATTTGGGATGTGAATTGTTGGCAGAAAGAATCAAACAAATTAAACCCAAGATTCATATTTGTGGACATATTCATACTGGTTACGGACATTATTATAATGGTCACACACACTTCTTCAACGCATCTGTTCTGAATGAAAGATATGCTTATGCACATTTACCCTGGAATTTGGATTGGAACCCGGTAACAAATGAGATTGTTTTTATCTAATATTGAATAATTGTTGGACTTGTAATATTTATTTAAAAAAAAGAAAATGGATAAATTAACACAAAAAGTATTAGACCAATTAAAAAAACGTGGTCTATACGAACAAAACATTGAAGATTTGGATACTGACGATGACGATACAGATGATAATTTTGATGATGAGTCTTCAGACGATGAAGAATCAAATGATGAGGATCAAAAAGATGAATTTCAGTCTGTTAATGATGGGACCGAAGAACAATTTTGTGAGATGGTTTGTAAATTACTTCATTCACAAACTCAAGTTCACGTATTTCATTTAGGTGTAACCGGATCCGGATCTTATGCCGCTCACAAAGCACTTCAAGGTTATTATGAGGGAATCGATGGATTGGTAGATGGACTTATTGAATCTTACCAGGGTAAGTATGGACTTTTAAAAAGTTACAAAAGTTTTAAAATTCAAAGTTTCAAATCCATTAAATCAACAATTCAATATTTAGAAAGTCTAAATGAGATGATCGAAGAAAACAGAGATTGTTGTGATGATAGTTTTATTCAAAACCAGATCGATACCGTCCAAGAATTATTATTTTCGACACTATATAAATTAAAGTATCTTTCTTAATTCACTAAAGGGACTCAGGTCCCTTTTTTTTATTCAAATGAAATATTTAAATTAATATTAACTTTGAATCCCAAAGTGGTTTTTATAATTTCGTTAATTTTTTCTTTCAAATAATCCTTTACGGTATCACGAGTAACCCCTTCCATTTGATTCATAAAGAAGTCTCCAGAGGACCTATCAATTGAATTACCAATAACTTTTTCAACATTGGTTACTCTGACATCTAAATTCAAAGTTTCATTATTTTCATTGACTGATTCATATTTAAATGAAATTCTCAATCTTGGATACCAACCTGTTCTTACTTTGATAATTTCTCCAGATTGAATCATATTTTCTATATCATTAAGCAGATCTTGTTTTTTGGATTCTAAACCCTGCGAAAAGTCTTTCCAACCTTTTCTTAATTTAACCATGTCATTTTGACTCAACTTAATTATG